GACCTGCCCGAGGATCGGACCGCCAAAGTGCGAGGCCGCCTGGCAGAAGTCCGCGCGCTCCTGTCCGTCGAGAAGGATCCGCCGCCCACGTGACGGCATCGTTGGCAGCCGACTGAGACACGCCGGCTGCTCTGGTCGTGCGCCGCAACGCGCACTTGTTCATGGAGCAATCAATGTCTGGAGAGACACAGGACGCTGACATCGGCAGCGAGGAACAGGATTCTGACTTCGACTCTGGTTTTGCCGGGGCCGCGACGGAAACGCCGCTGGACCAAGGCCAAGGAGGCGAGTCTGATCCCAAGCCTACCGAGCCGACACCGGCCGCCACATCGACCCCCGAAATCGTCAACCTCACGCGCGAACAGTTCGAGCGCCTGAACACCGCTGCCGACAAGCTCAACGAGCTCGAAGCAACGGTTCGCAAGCAGTTCGACACGGCGTTCGGCGGGATGGGTGCGCTCAAGCAGAAGCTGGAGAGGCTGCAGACGGAAACGCCCGCAGGCCAGCCGATCGAACTGAGCGAGGACGACTTCCAGGAGCTGCGCGAGGAGTACCCGGAACTGGCGGATCACACCGTCGCCGGCCTGCGCAAGATCTTCGGCCGCTTCAAGGGAACCGGTACGGCATTCGACGCCGAGACCTTCGACAAGAAGGTCAACGAGCGCGTGAGTGCCGCTGTCAGCGAGGCGCGACGCGAAACGCTGGAAGTCATGTTCCCTGACTGGGAGCAGGAAGTCCGCACGGAAGCCTTCGGCAACTGGCTCAACGGCCAGCCCGAGGATGTGAAGGCCCTGGCCGCGTCCAACAAGGTGACCGACGCCGCGCGCATGCTGCGCCTGTACGAAAAGGCCAAGGTGGCACCGCCGCCTGCCAGAACCCAGACACCGGCCCCGAACAGGGCCTTTGCACGCACGACTGCAGCAGCCGTGCCCCCGCGAGGCGACGGCGGTCATCCGCCCGGTCCGAGCGAGGACGACGACTTCGAAGCCGGCTTCAATTCCAGACACCGATCCGGATAGAGCCGATCACAGAACCCCGCAGGACAGGCCCGCAGATGCGGGCTTTTTTGTTCCTGCCCGCATAGGAGGTCATCATGACCGTTCAAACCTTCGCCCTCACCCCTGGGCGGATCAACAAGTTCAAGGGCCAGATCCTGGCTCACGCCGTTCCGCTCGAAGTGCTCGGCAAGACTGGCCGCCAGGTCAAGCTGCCGCGCAACAACAGCGACACCTACGTCGCGCGTCGCTGGCTGCCCTACGGCGCCACCTCGACCGACGCCAACACGATCAACCGGTTCTTCCAGAACGGCACCGGCGACCGCGGCAACGCTGTCGTGCAGGCCAACCAGATCTCGGAAGGCGTCACGCCGTCGCCCGAGTCGATCACGCCGCAGGACATCACGGTTGTCGTGCAGCAGTACGGCTGTCTGTACGGCTTCACCGACAAGACCTACGACCTCTACGAGGACGACATCCCCGCGGCCATGATCGAGCAGATCGGCGAGCGCGTGACGTTCGTCAACGAGATGATCGTCTGGGGCGCGCTGCGTGCCTGCACGAACCAGTACTACGGCGGCACCGGCACCAGCCGCGCCACCGTGAACGGTGCGCTGACGCTGGGCATGGTGCGCAAGATCGCTCGCAACCTGCAGGCCAACCACGGCAAGCCGGTCAACAGCGTGCTGTCGGCCAGCGGAAACTACGGCACCGACGCCGTGGCCGAGGGCTACACGGTGTACTGCCACACCGACATGGAGCCGGACATCCGCGATCTGCCCGGCTTCGTGCCGGCGGAGAAGTACGCCTCTGGCAAGCCGATGCCCAACGAGATCGGCAAGTGCGAGCGGTTCCGCTTCATCACCAGCCCCGACCTGCCGTCCATCCAGGACGCCGGCGCCGCAGTGGGCTCCACCGGCCTGCAGTCCACCTCGGGCTCCAACATCGACGTGTACCAGTTCATCGTCACGGCGAAGGACGCCTGGTCGCAGATCGCGGTGCGCGGCAAGGAGTCGCTGGACCCGACCTACCTGCCCCCGGGCCAGAAGTCCAAGAGCGACCCGCTGGGCCAGCGCGGCTACGCAGGCACCATCTGGTGGAAGGCGGTCATGCTGGAGAACCAGGGCTGGATGGCCGTCGGCAACGTGGGCATCCGCACCCTGAGCTGATGAGCGCGGGCCGGGGGCGACTCCGGCCCCGTTCCAACCAAGGAACTCACCATGCTTGGCACCATCGCCCAATGGCTGGCGGGAGTGAACGATGTTCGCACCCGCCGCAATCTGCAGCAGGTTCTCAACCCGATTGGGGACCGCATTTCCAGCCACTGCCTGACCTCTGCGGGTCTCGCAATCAAAGCCGGCGGCAGCGCCGTCGTGAAGGCGGGCTCGGCGTTCTACGCTTCTGCGAAGGGCGTTCTGGTCACGAAAACCGCGAACACGGACATGGCGGCGCTTTCCGGCACCGTCACGAACGCCGCGTTCAACGTCTACGCCTTCTTCATCGACTCCGGGGGCAACCTCACGAGCGCGATGGGCACCGAAGGCGCAACCCTGGCCGCCGTCATCTTCCCCCCGGTCCCGGTGGGCAAGGCGACCGTAGGCTTTGTGGTCATCAACCCGACTGGCACCGGCAACTTCGTCGGCGGCACCACGCCGCTCGATGACGCGACCGTCGTGCCCAACGCAGCCTACGTGAACCTGGTGGCCGGATTCGACCCGACGGTGATCCTGGGCGCGACCCTGTAACGCATCTGTCCTCAAGGAGAACTCCATGGACTACCTCTCGTCCCTGTCTGGCACGTTTGCCACGACCAAGGCCGGCCTGACCGCCGGCACCACCACCACGTACACCACCGCCAACACGGTGCAGTTCTGCGTCAAGGGCAAGGCGGCCAGCAAGTCGGCCGTCACCAACGGCGCGACGCCCACGACCGACGGCGCCACCGGTTCCGCTTTCTCGGCCATCGCGGCCGGCTACGGTTCGGTGTTCGTCTTCGGCTTCGACGTGAACGGCAACATCAAGGTGATGCAGGGCTCGGTGGAGGCGCTGGACGGCTCGACCACCAGCGGCGCGACCGCGAAGTTCGTGCGCGCGCCGCAGTTCCCGGCCATCCCGGACACGGTCTGCCCCTTCGGCTACGCCACCGTGCTGGTGGGCAGCGCCGGCAGCGCCTGGACCTTCGGCGCCAGCAACCTGGCCGGGCCGCCCTCCAACGTCGGCATCAACTTCGTTGACTGCCTGACGTTGCCGGAACGGCCTCAAGTCGCGTGAGGTAACGCGGCACCCCAGCAAGGGCCGCCTCCGGGCGGCCCTTTTCATTCCACCACCAAGGAGAACCCCATGCCCCGAGGCATCCCCAACGTCCGCAGAGAAGTGCATACCGGCGACCTCGCGATTGCCGAGGCGCCCGACGCCGACATCAACGCGCGCAGCGAGACCATCATCCCGGTGGACAAGCCGCTGGAGGCCGACTACGCCGAGGCGCTGGCCTTCATGGAGGATCCGATCACGATCCGCATCGAGCCGAGCGACGAGGAGAACGCGCCCATCGTGGTGGACTGCTGGGTCAACGGCAAGGGCGCCGAGGTGCTCGACACGCTGACCGGCAAGTTCATGGAGATCAACTGCCTGCCCATCGGCCAGCCCATCATCACCAAGCGCAAGTACGTCGAGGTGCTGGCACGCTCGCGCACCGACCGCGTGACGAGCCAGGAGGAGACGGCGCACCCCGACGTGGGCCGCGACGGCTTCAAGGTGCAGCGGCGCAGCCAGCGCAAGAACATGTTCTCCGTGCTGGAGGACAAGAACCCCAAGGGCCGCGAGTGGCTCAACCGGATTCACGCCGAGCGTTGATCGGCTGACAGGCGATGGACTACATCACGCTGGCGCAGACGGCGCGGATCAAGTGCCGCATGCCGGGGAGTGGCCCGACGGCCGTCACCGGACAGACCGCGGAGTACCAGCGCCTGCTGCTGTACATCAACGAGGCGTGGCTCGAAGTCCAGAACGCTCGCACCGACTGGCGCTTCATGCGCGGCTCGGCCACTTGCCCTACGGTCAATGCGCAGTACGCCTACAGCCCGACAACCGACTTCGGCCTGACCGACTTCGCCTACTGGGCGCTGGACTACCAGCAGAACGACACCTTCCGCAACTACGTCACGGCTTCCGGCTTGTCGTCCGAGATCTTCATGGAGACCTGGGATTACGACTGGTGGCGCGATGCGTACCTGTTCGGCGCTCTGCGCACGTCCTACACGCGGCCACTGGGCGTGGCGGTGGCGCCTGACAACACCCTGGTGTGCGGCCCCATCCCGGCCGCCGGCTACACCCTGGTGGGCGACTACTACAAGATCCCGACGCAGATGGTCGCACAGACGGACACGCCGAGTCTGCCATCGCAGTTCCATTGGGTCATCGTCTACGGGGCGATGAAGCGGTACGGCATCAGCGAGTCGGCGCCCGAGGTCTACGACGAGGGCGAGGCGGGCTGGCAGCGCATGATGCGCCAGATCATCCAGACGCAGACGCGGCGCATGACGCTGCCGGGGGCGCTGGCTTGAAGCGTCCGACGTTCCCGCCGGTGCAGCCGGACTACTACCCGATGGGTGGCGGTCTGGACCTGGTGACGCCGGCTATCACCAAGTCGCCGGGCGCCTGCATCGACGCGCAAAACTACGAGCCCGCGCCGGTGCAGGGCTACCGGCGCATCGACGGCTACGAGCGTTTCGACGGCCGGACGCAGCCGCACACCGCGTCCTACTGGACCCTGGAGGCCAACATCACCGGCACGCTGGCCGTCGGCAACACGCTGACCGGCGCTACGTCGGCCGCGACCGGCAAGATCCTCGTGATCGACGGCACGACCCTGGTGCTGGGCCGGGTGAGCGGCACTTACCAGAACGGTGAGAACCTGCAGGTGGCGGCCGTCACCCAGGCGGTGGCCACGTCCGCCTCAGTCGAGCGCGGCGCGGCCGACATGAGCGACGATGCTGACTGGCGCCTGGAAGCGGCAGATGATCGCCGAGCCGACATCACGACGGTGCCCGGCTCAGGAATCATCCGGGGTGGCTTCTACTACGGCGACACCTGCTACGTCTTCCGCGACAACGTGGGGGCGACGGCGGGAAACCTGTACAAGTCCACGACTGGCGGATGGACGCAGGTGACGTTTGGCCGGGAACTGCAGTTCGACGGCGCAGTTGCCGAGGTGTTCGCCGGCAACACCATCACCGGCGCCACTTCCGGGGCGACTGCCACGGTTGTGCGCGCCATGCTTCGCA